ACACTACGTTTAACGGCCCCGTCCGTTCGGAAAACGGTTTTCAAGCAATCACAAAAGACAGCAGCATTGGTGGCGTAACAAGCACCATGACCCTGCAAACCTACACCACGACTATTACTGTCGCTAATGGTGATACCACAGGAAAAGAAGGATCTATTGGAATCCCAGTGAACTTCATTCCTATGGGCGTAACTGTAGCTGTGACAACCGCTGCGGCTAACTCTGTCACTTTGAATGACATTGGCACGGACGCAGACACTGATGGATTTGTAGACGGCATTTCTGCTGCTGTGAATAGCACAGGATTCAAAGGATTCTTCCCTTGTAACGGTGTTCTTGGCATGTCTGGTGGAACCACCACTGCCGCAGGAGCTACCGCAGATGAGGTAGAGCTTGTCGTGTCTGGTGATCCGGGTGGCGACACTGTAATTGTATTGAAGTTCTTTGGTATCAGTAGTTCTTCTGACGCATCTTAGGAGGCAGTCATGGCTGATGCAGTAGCTTCTCAAACAATAGTTGATGGGCCATCTTATGTGGCTATCAAACTAACAAACATCTCTGACGGTACTGGCGAGTCTGCTGTGACCAAAATAGATGTGAGTGCGTTGGAAGCAGATTCACGCACTGGATTGTCCTGCACTGACGTAAACATAGAGCGTATATGGTGGCAGTGTATAGGCATGAAAGTCCGCATCTTGTTTGATGCAGACACAGATGTTATGGCAATAGAGTTAGGTGAAAACCAAAGCGGAGATCACGATTACTCTATATTTGGTGGGTTAGTTAACAATGCAGGAACCGGCAAGACGGGGGACGTAAAGTTCACCACAGTCGGAGCCAGCAGCGGTGACACCTACACTGTCATAATGTACCTACGTAAGAAGTTCGGTTAATAACCTTGCGTAGTTACTACAAAAAGAAAGCTGATAGCTGCCCTTCGTTTAAGAAGGGTGGTATGGCTGGCATGTCTGTAAAAAGTGGGGATAAACGCCCCACTAAATCTGGCGCTGGGATGACAAAGAAAGGCGTTGCGAAGTACAGACGACAGAACCCCGGAAGCAAATTGCAGACGGCGGTTACCGAGAAAAGTCCTACGGGCAAACGAGCGGCACGCAGAAAGTCTTTCTGTGCGCGTTCAGCGGGTCAAATGAAAAAATTCCCTAAAGCAGCAAAAGACCCTAACTCAAGGCTGCGACAGGCGCGAAAAAGATGGAGATGCTAAATTGGCATATTTACAAAGCAACATCCCGCACTTCAAGTGCTGGGTGCGGCGGGAGTATACCCATAACCATGAGAAGTACCACGGCGAGTTTATTCACGCTATGGCTATTGCGGTTACGACTATACCCTGCAGGTGTTTGAGTTTTCAGGTAATTTTTACTGGAGCAGAAACTTACGATGACGAGAATGAACCCAACGTACACGGCGGCGCTATGTGGGCACGTATGCCTATAACAGCGTTATGCGGTGACACTCCGTATGACGAGTGGCCGGTGCCTATGGACGTATGGGCTGCGCAGCCTTGGGACTGTAGTTCTCGCACGCACGCTGTTTACGTACTTGACAGGGCAACACCATGCCCTTGGCTGGCAAAAATAGACGGTGAGTTTTACCCAGCGAAGTACATGTTTACGGTGGACTATACAGATTCGGAAATAGGCGATGATCCTGCACAGCATAAGCAGAGTCACGTCATGGAACTCTTAGATGCTGGCGAGTGGACGGGCAACATCATAGCCCTGCCCAATAACAGAGTACGTGTTACTCACCCAGCATGGTTTGAGACAGGGGAGGGGGCACCAGATTTTAGACCTTCTCAGTATGTGCATTACAGCAAATCTGATTTGGACTACACGTTAGATACCAACCAGATATTTAACAACTTATATGCGGAGTAAGTTATGGCGATGAAGAAAAAGACTAAAGGCTACAAAGTTGGTGGCATGAAGTCCAAGATGAAAGCCAAAGGTATGAAAGCTGGCGGCAAGATGACATCTAAGATGAAAGCCAAAGGTATGAAAGCTGGCGGCAAGATGAAAGCCAAAGGCATGGCGAAGGGTGGCATGAAGACCAAAGGTTACATGGCTGGGGGGTTGAAAGATGCGCCAGAGGGTAATGAGGGCCTTAAGAAGTTACCTAAAAAAGTGCGTAACAAGATGGGGTTCAAGGCCAAAGGCGGCATGATGAAGACCAAGGGCTACGCTAAAGGCGGCATGAAGTCCAAGATGTCTTCAAAAGGTGGCGCTAAAGGCGGTAAGAAGCCTACTACACAAAAGGTTCGCGGTGCCGGTATCGCTCGTAAGGGTGTACGTCCAGCGAAGATGCGCTAGGAGTTGGGTATGGCTGAAAAACTATCAAATGCTGAGCGTAGAAAACGGTTTTCAAAAGAACTTGCTAGGCTTGAAAAAACTCTTTCTCCAGAAGAAAGAGAAGATCGTAGAGGGCAAAATTTTGCAAAAAAATTCTTTCTTGATGCGCCCAAAGATGTCATTGGCACTAAAATGGATAGAGAAGGCATTTCTGGTGCCATTCCCGGTATGGGTGGAGGAGATATTTCTCCAGAAGCTAGGGCAAAAGAGATATTTGACGCTAGCAGAAAGCGAAGAGCTAAAGAGAAAAAAGACGCGCAGCGCATGGCAAAAAATAGAGCACGCGCTAAAGCTAATCCTAGTTTGCTAAAAGGTGGAGTTAACTATAAAAAGGGTGGCAAAGTCAGAGGCGCTGGTATAGCTCGTAAGGGTGTACGTCCAGCGAAGATGCGATGAGACGTTACTATAAGTCAGGCGGCAAGGTTAAGTCAGGGGGCAAGATATGTCCCTCTGGTAAGGCGTGGGCTAAACGCACCTTTGATACCTACCCGTCTGCTTACGCAAACATGGCTGCATCTAAGTATTGCAAAGACCCTAGCTATGCCAAGGGCAGCAAGAAAAAGAAGAAGTAATGGGACAGCTAAAACAATGGCGTGACCAACAATGGGTTCGTATTGGCACTGATGGCAAGATCAAGGGGCCGTGTGGTACGTCTAAAGACAAAAAGAACCCAGATCGTTGCTTGCCCAAATCTAAAGCGCAGTCACTAAGTCAGTCTGAACGTGCTACTACAGCACGCAAGAAGAAAAAGGCTGGAGCAAAAGGTAAGACAGTAGTATCGAATACGCCAAAGGCGAAGGTAAGGACTGCAAAAGCAGGCGGTATGATCCGCGAAAACCACAAGGGTTGCGGAGCTGTAATGGGCAATCGCAGAAAGAAAACGTTGTACGTAAGAGGTACTAAAAATGGGTAAGTTAGAGGTTTTTCAGAACGGTAGTTTTTCTGATGGTAGGCCCGTATTTCAGGTTGGGAGTAAAAATGAAGACGGCACTTATGCTGTTGTTAACGCTAACTTGATGAGCGAAGCAGAGGCAAATGCAGCATTAGCTGAGCTACAGCCTGCACCTAAGAAAGAAGCGGCACCTAAAAAGGCTCCAGCTAAAAAAGCTACTGCTAAGAAGAAGTAAATGACTACCTCTGGAACAACAGCATTTGATATGGACTTCACGGAGATCGCTGAAGAAGCGTGGGAACGTGCGGGCCGTGAAATGCGTTCTGGGTATGATCTTCGCACAGCACGTAGGTCTATGAATTTGCTGACTATAGAGTGGCAAAATCGTGGGATTAACTTGTGGACTATTGACGAGGGCACTGTGTCGCTTGTTAAGGGCACGTCAGAGTACAATTTACCCGCTGATACCATTGACCTGTTAGAACAAGTTATACGCACAAATAGCGGCGATACTGCCACACAGTCTGATTTAACCATCAGTCGCATAAGTGTTAGCACGTATGCATCCATACCGAACAAGTTGACTCAAGGTAGGCCGATTCAAGTTTGGATAGAGCGGCTGCGTGACAACCCGACTATAAACGTGTGGCCTGTTCCAGATAAAAACGATACTTACATATTTAAGTATTACCGTATGCGTAGGATACAAGATGCGGGCAGCGGCGTAGAGACTGCTGACATGAACTTTAGGTTCTTACCGTGTCTTGTGGCAGGGTTAGCGTATTACATATCTATGAAAGACCCGGATCTAGCTCCTCGCATACCATTACTAAAAGAGGTGTACGAAGAGCAGTTTCAGCTAGCAGCGGAGGAAGACAGAGTAAAGACGCCCGCTAGATTCGTGCCGAGAATAGGGTATGTCTAACAGGTTTGCGTCTACTCGCAGAGCGATTGCAGAGTGTGACATTTGTGGGTTTCAGTATAAGTTACGGGAACTAAAGAACTTAATACGCAAAGGACGTGACACTAATTTAAAAGCGTGCCCTGAATGTTGGAATCCTGACCAGCCGCAGCTTAAATTAGGCGAGTTTCCTGTAGATGACCCGCAAGCTATACGTGACCCAAGACCTGATAGAAGCCTTGGAGAAGCGGGTAAGAACAGCAGCCGACAAATACAGTATGGGTTTAATCCTGTCGGCGTAGGTAGAGACCCATTTGGTTTGACACCTAATAACCTTGTTGCTACAGGGGAAGTAGGTACAGTAACGGTAACAACAACTTAGGTGACCTTATGAAAAATTTGAGCACAGTAAAGCCAGTAAAAGACGCTCCTAAGCCAGACATGAAAGGCGTCAAAACCACAGGTATTAAAGTACGCGGCACAGGCGCTGCTACAAAAGGAACTATGGCCCGTGGGCCTATGGCATAAGTTATGAGTATGACCTACTCACAGTTGACGGCGAACATACAGGACGTTTGTGAAACCACATTCACAAGTGACCAGCTTGCCTTGTTTGTGCAACAGACAGAGCAGTTTATATACAACACTGTTCAGCTTCCGTCTCTGAGAAAAAATGTGTCAGGCACCATAACGTCGGGTAATAAGTACCTAACTGTGCCCTCAGATTATCTGTATACCTACAGTTTGGCTGTGGTTAATACTGATGGGTCGTTCGACTTTTTGTTAAACAAAGACGTTAACTTCATTCGTGAAGCGTACCCTACACCTGCATCTACAGGCACACCTAAGCATTACGCAAACTTTAATGATGAGACGTTTATTCTTGGCCCTACGCCAAACGCTAGCCTCACTGTGGAGCTTCATTATGGGTATTACCCGGAGTCTATTGTTACGGCTAGCACACTACCGTGGCTTGGAGAAAACTTTGACTCTGCGCTACTAAACGGCTCTCTGGTTGAAGCGATACGGTTTACAAAAGGTGAGCCAGATATGGTTGCGCTATATCAACAGATGTTTGGGCAATCTATGGTTCTGTTAAAGGCTTTGGGCGACGGCAAGCTACGTGGTGATACGTATAGAGAAGGTCAATATACACAGGTAGTTACGTAGCATGTTTGTTAAAGCGCCAGCAATGGAGATAGGGCAGGTCACAGTAGATACTACTGAGTACAGGGGGCATGACCCAGAGTATTGGGCTGAGCAGGCTACTAGCCGTATTGTGAGTGTCGGAGGTAACTGTCACCCAGCCATAGCTCAGCAAGCAGAAGCGTTCAAAGAAGTCGTGCAGGCTGCGGTCTGTCATTACATGAAAGAGGCTATACGTAGCGACAGAACTACGTTAATCGCAGAACTATTAAAACAAGGCCATGAGGATATGGCTGAAATACTTAGGAGGATCTGATGGCTATATCAACCGCTATGTGTACGAGCTTTAAGAAAGAGCTTATGGAGGCAAAGCACAACTTTTTGAACTCTGGTGGTGACACCTTCAAGATAGCTTTGTATACGAGTTCGGCATCTTTAGGTGCAGCCACCACCGCTTACAGCACTTCAAATGAAGTATCTGGCACAGGCTACACCGCAAAAGGAGAAACGCTGACTCGCGTAGATCCGTCAACCAGTGGCACTACAGCCTTTACTGATTTTGCTAACGTAACTTTTTCCAGCAGCACCATCACTGCTAATGGAGCATTGATATTCAATGAAGATACGTCAGGTGACACGTCCGTATGTACTCTAGCTTTTGGTGGTGACAAGACCAGCACGGCTGGAGATTTTACGATTACGTTCCCCACGGCAGATGCTAGCAACGCGATCATTCGCATCGCATAGGGCTTAATGTGTGGCGGCTATTACTGGTTGGGGCAGAGGCACTTGGGGCGAAGATGCGTGGGGTGAACCTGATCTCGTCGATGTTACGGGTGTATCCGCAACTGGAGCCATCGGTTCAGTCACGGTTACGGCGAGCGCAACTACCGCTGTCACAGGCGTTTCAGCAACAGGCGCAATCGGAACAGTCTCTGTATCAGCAGCCGCTAATGCTTCGGTTACAGGCGTTGCTGGGACGGGGGCTGTTGGGTCTGTATCGGTTACGGGAACAGCTAATGTTACGTCACCTAGTGTCGCAGGCACTGGCGCAATCGGTTCGGTTTCCGTCAGCGCGGATGCAAATACTTCAGTCACCGGAGTATCTTCGACAGGATCGGTGGGAACTGTTGCAGTTACCGCTTCTGCGAATGTCAGTCCTTCTGGTGTTGCTGGCACTTCAGCCATTGGCGCGGTTACGGTCACAGGCACAGCAAACACTTCAGTCACAGGTGTTAGCGGAACTGGCGCTGCTGGGACTGTTACTGCCACTGGCGATGCTGGCGTTACTGCCACTGGGGTTAGCGGCACTGGTGCAGTCGGTTCGGTATCTATTACTGGGGATTCATCAGTTACCCCAACAGGTGTTGCAGGCACTGGAGCGGCTGGCACAGTATCTATCGAGTTGGGCATTACAGTCAGCCCAACAGGAGTATCAGGAACAGGACAAGTCGGAAGTGTATCCACTACATCCGACGCAAATGTCACGCTCACAGGAGTCAGCGGCACAGGAGAAATAACCCCAGTAAATGTCTGGGGACTAATAGATGATGCACAAACGCCAAACTGGAGTACCATAGACTCATCACAAGGGGTCAGTTGGGCAGATGTATCTACAAGTCAAACCCCTGATTGGGAAGAGGTAGCTTAATATGGCAGTTTACACCAACGATTTACGTCTCAAAGAGATCGCCACCGGGGACGAAAGCGGAACTTGGGGCACGAGTACAAATACAAACTTATCGTTAGTTGCTGAAGCCTTTTCATTCGGCACAGAGGCAATCACCACCAATGCGGATACTCATACCACTACTATTGCTGATGGTTCTACTGATCCCGGTAGGAGTTTGTTCCTCAAGTATACTGGAACACTCGACTCTGCTTGCACAATTACCATTGGCCCAAATACCGTAAGCAAGCTTTGGCTCATAGAAAATGCCACCAGCGGCTCACAGAACATAATTATCAAGCAAGGTTCGGGGGCTACGGTCACAGTCCCCAACGGCCAGACTAAGGCGATATATTCGGATGGGGCGGGAAGTGGCGGTGCGATGGTTGATGCGTTTGCTCACCTTAACGTCGTTGACCTAACTGTCGAAGACGATCTGACCGTAACGGATGATCTGAGCGTGGGTGGAACTCTGGGTGTCACTGGTGTAGTCACTGCCAACGCTGGCGTAGTCGTAGACAACATCACGATTGATGGGACAGAGATTGATCTGTCCTCTGGCGATCTGACTATAGATGTTGCTGGAGACATCATTCTTGATGCTGATAGTGATGGATCAGTCCGTTTCAAAGATGGCGGCACAGAATTTGCCCATCACTTTTTGTCAAGCAATACATATTTCATCCAAGCACCCGTTTCTGATGGAGATGTCACAATACGAGGGAATGATGGAGGCTCTAATGTAGACGCCCTTACCCTTGATATGTCAGATGCTGGAAAGGCGATTTTTAACGCAGGAGCATCTTTTAGCCATGATGTAACGATTGATGCTGATGATCGTGCGTTACGCATAGGAGCGGGACAAGATTTGGCTTTGTTTCATGATGCCACTGATTCTACGATGCGGTCATCGACAGGCGATTTCATTATGTCTAATACCGCACAAGACAAAGACATACTGTTCAAAGGGAATGACGCTAGTTCAACGATCACGGCGTTGACCTTAGATATGTCAGCAGCGGGTGCGGCTACGTTTAATTCTAATGTAGTTGTTGGCGGTGTGTTGCAATTACCTGATGTTGCTCAATCAATAGATTTTATTCAGTCTGGTGCTATTAACTTTGATTCAAATGCTGATCAAACAAGTAGGGTATTAACCATTGGAAGTAATCGTGCAGGTGGTGCCAGTGGTGGAATTACCAATGTTACTTTTGATGAAACTGGTGGAACTGTTTTCAACGAAGGCGGTGTAGACGCCGACTTCCGCGTTGAGTCTGACAGCAACGCTAATGCGCTTCTTGTTGACGCTGGGTTGTCACACGTTGGAATTAACAGAGCAGCAAGTAGTGTCGTAGCTTTGACTGTAAATTCGACAGCAACTAATTCGTCTACCTTCGCTTTTGAGGCTAGTAATTCCTCAGGCGAATCAAGGCTTGTAGTGAGAAGTGACGGCAAAAGTGATTTTTTTGATGGCAACAACGCTAACACGTTCAGTATTGGTATTGCTGGGGGTGAAACTGTTGCTAACGATGGTAGCACAGACCGTGACTTCCGCGTTGAGTCAGACAGCAACGCTAATATGCTGTTCGTTAACGCTGGGAGTAATCGCGTTGGTATTGGCACAAATGCACCCGAAGAACAATTTTCAGTGCAAGACGGCAGTGGAGGCATAATCTTCTTAGGCCGAACATCAGGCTCAACTACAGGCCTACTAGGTCGTATCGAAATGGGAAATACTGATGTTGATTCTGCTATGGGTGGAATCGATTTCACACAAGATGGTGCTACTAACAATTCAAGAATAGGATTTTTAACACAAACGTCGGGTAGTGCTGCACAAGAAGCCGCGCGCATTGATTCGTCGCAAAATTTGCTTGTGGGTTGTACTGATTACCCAGACGACACTGTAAACAACGCAATTGGCTTTGGTGTTGCTAGCACCGGCGAAACGATCGCAGCAACAAATAACAGCAGAGCGGCTGTTTTTAAGCGAATGACCTCAGATGGGAGCATTGTTGAGTTTTTCAAGGATTCCAATTTGGTAGGGTCGATTGGTAACAACACTGACTTTTTCATCGCTTCAGCAGATGGTACGGGCCTTCGTTTCACAAACACTCAAGTTTTGCCTTGCTCCGAATCGGGTGCAACACAAAACGGATCGCGAGATTTAGGTTCATCATCCGCCAAATTTCAAGACCTCTACCTGTCAGGCGGTTTACCGGGTACGGCTAGTGGCGAGTTAGTCATCAATGACAACAGCGTAGACTCTGACTTCCGCGTTGAGTCTGACAGCAACACTCACGCCTTATTTCTTGACGCTACGTCAGGCGGCCTGATGGTGGGTACTTCTACGCCACTTGCTGCCAACACCCCTCCCGGCGTTCGCTACGGCCCCGGCCATCAAGCGGGGACGCTTTCTAGCAATGTAAATGTAAGCGCGAACACAGCCACAAACGTCATAGATATGGCTGACGCAATGGTTTCTGATTCCTCTGGTCCGGGCATGTATCTTATAACAATAGTTCGCCACTCAAACAGCTTTGGAACTCATTTCGTGGGTATTTTTGGAGCGAATAACGCAAGCCAATGCATACTTTATAACACTCTGCAAGCTAGCAACATCACCGTTTCTGTTAGTGGTTCTTCCATAGCAATGAGTAGCCCAACTGCTGACACATATAACACAAACGTCATACCGCTCAGTATCGACGGAGGGTAAGGAGATTTTTATGTCTTTTACAGATCAAGAAGTAGCTAGTTATATGACTGCCAGATCGCAACGAGCGTATCACTACGCTAAAACTTGCGACCCAATGATGGCTCAGTTTGTGGCTGGTGAAATCACAAAAGAAGAATGGCAGCAGAAGAAACAAGAGATAAAAGATTCTCTGCCATACCCCGAAGGAGTAGTCGGCTCTGAGATCGAGCAGCACTGCAAAGAGCAAGGCTTATTATAAGGAAAGTAAAAATGGCTATAAACACAACTTGGTCGGTCAGTGATATGACCCATGTAGACGCTGATGGTGGCGTCATTTTGGCTTACTGGAGCCTAGTCGCACAAAGCGATGGCGAAGGAAAAGAAACTGCAACAGAAGGCGGTAAGGCTCGCTTTACCTACGATGCGTCTGGCAGTGGATACATTGCCTATGCGGATCTAAAAGAAAGCGACGTTTTAGGCTGGATCTACGATCAGAACAAAGGCCCAACCACTGGTGGCCCCGAAGACGAAACCGCTGCTGAGTACAAGGCTCGCATTGAAGCGGAGCGAACTGCAAAGGTCGAGGCTCAAATTGAGCGTAACGCAACACAAGCAACTGGAGTGCCGTGGTAATGAGCGACGAAAACAAGGTCGTAATTAACGACGAAGAATATAACTTTGGTGATCTGAAGGTCGAAACTCAGGCCCACATTGCTAGAGTTGCAGAGATCCGTCGTGAAATAGCTACGCTGCAACAGCAGATCGCAGAGCGTAACGTGTTACTGCAAGCCTACACCCAGAGCATCGTTGAAGGTGTACAGCCTGTTGAAGAGCCTGAAACTGCGCAAGGTCTGCCCGAAGGCTTTAAGGAACACTAATGAGCTTACTGGAGATTGTCAGCACACTGACCACATTATCCGTCATTGCGTCCGCTGTGTGTGCAGTGACGCCAACGCCAAAGGACGATGCATTCTTAGCAAAGTATGTGTATCCAGTAATTGAGGCGTTAGCCCTCAACGTAGGTAAAGCAAAGGAGTAGTCATGGGTATTATGACCGAAGCGCAAAAGCGGCAAATGATTAAAGAACTTAAGGGCGCAAGCAAGTTACACGCTGCGCAAGCAAAGCGCTTAGAGAAGACGCTTGAAAAGGCACCGAAGAAGAAAAAATAATGTGCTATCTCGCATTAGCAGAGGAGTGGGGCTTGGATAAAGGCGACAAGGCTTTACAAGAGATCAACACGCATGAGCGAGAGTGTGCTTTACGCTACGAGCGCATCGAAGAGCGCCTAAGAGATGGCTCTAAAAGATTTGACAGTTTAGATGAAAAGATAGATCGCTACGGCAACAGGCTATGGTGGATCATGGGTTTGATCGTTGTGAGCATTCTGGTGCCACAGTTTTTAGGAGGTTGAGATGAGTGACGGAACAATTAAAGTGCCAACATGGGCTTTGCCTATTGGTGCAGCAGCCTTGTCTGGTGCAATGGTGTGGGGCGCTAGTCAGGCTCAGGCGCAAGCTACTCAGGAAGAAGTAGACCGAATCGAGGCTGTCGTTGAGAAAACGGTAGAAGAGGCCCAAGCCACGGGAAAGCTAGCAGCCGTGAATGCGAGCAAAATCGAGGCTATCGTGGACAGTTTAGCGGAGCAGTCAGAGACAGCGAAAGCGTCGGACGCGAAGCTCCAGCAGCTAATCGAGATAATGCTCAAGCAGAACTAGAGTATGACCCCGCCAATCCGAATCTATTTTGTGATTTGAGAGAGTGGCGCATGTTAGAGCTAGTCAACCCGCCGCAGTATCGTCACTGTCTTGCACTTAATTGGTTGCAATATAATCATCGGCAGTGCGGCTATGGCGCGCAAATCTACATTCAAAACACGATGCCAAGGGTTCTTGGCACTGCATATCAGCTAGATGTGGAGCTTCTTACATGGGAACTCGTTAAGCCTAAAGCTGTGCGCACCCAAGCGGTTCAGAAGAAGAAGCGTTTGTAATGGACGCAGCACCCTTCCCCAATAGCGTCAATGCCCCGGTGCCTACTGTCGTAAAGAACAAAATCCATGACAGCTATCGCATTAACCAGCTATCTAATGTTCTTGCAGATAAAGTGGCTGCGACCACCAAGTACAGTGAATTCGTGTACGAGTACCGGAGCGGCGAGGTGCTCACCACTACCGTCAAAGTCTATGACCAGTTTCTTTTGGATATAAGCGCATGACAATGATGATCTTTGTGCTCATTATCGTGGAGCGAGGCGTACCTACAGGCGAAGAGTTCTATTTTCAAGAACTTACGTCTTGCCTTGAATACTCAGATGCACT